GTGCGGTCAGACAAAACCGATCACAGACTTCTATCAGAACTCAGGCTGGACAGATAATGACTGCGTCGATAAATGGTGTATCGCATGCTTTAAGGCTCTCCGCAGTCAATCAGAAGTACGTGAATATTTCTGGGAGAACAACCGTGAATGGAGTGACCAGCTTTGGGAGTCTTCAGTTCTTACTGCACAGAAAAAGCTTGAGACATCTGCACCATACAGAAACGGTACTCCAGAACGGAGAGCACAGCTCGTGATCTCTGCGACACTCTCTGTGCTCCCTACGAACATGAACAAGTCCATGTACAGCTTTCTCAAGAAGAAGCCTGCAGAACAGAATATGACGTATCAGGAAGCAGTAACTGCCGGTATCCTACCGCCTGACCGCAGTGAGGACGATAATCCCCTTACCAAGAAATACAGCGAATTTTTCAACGGTAATTTCAATGAAAAAGAACTGCAGTACATGCAGAACTACTACGACAAGCTTGACAGCAAGCTGAACTTCGACGACGAGAATATCCGTGACTACGCAAGAAAGTGTGCACGACTGTCCATGATTGCAGACCGTGCTATGGATGACTACGTAGCCGGCAGATGTTCTTTTGCTGACGTCAAAGATGCTACTGCGCAGTTCGATACGCTTTCGAAGTCTGCAAACTTTGCAGCCTGTAAGCGAAAGGAAGAAGAGAAAGCGTCAATTACATCATGGTCCGAGATGACTGCAAAGCTTGAATCCAGCGGCCATCCGTGTACTCGAAAGATCGAATGGCCTGAAGACAGCGTCGACAAAACGATAAACGAATACCGTCACATAGTTTCTTCTCTGCAGCTTGATCAGATTTGAGGTGATCCTGATTGGCTCAGAAATTCGATATACTTGATAACCTTGATCTCTGGGAAGAGCAGGTTATCTTCTACCGTGATCACCTTGATATCTGGATTGAAGATCAGTGTGCTCCTGTTCGTCTGACACGCGATCAGCATGTGATCGCCAGAGAATTCGGTCGCTGCAGTGATATTAAAATCGTGCAGAGCCGTGGCTCAGGCAAGACATGGCTTATGGCCTTGTGCTGCCACGCCATGTGCTGCCTTTACCCCGGCACAATTGTACTTGTCTGCTCTGCTACTGCAGGCCAGGGTACGCTTGTACATCAGAAGCTTAAGATGCTTGCTGATACGAATGTCAACATCCGCAACGAGCTAATGGCTACGCGAAACAATTCTTACGTTCGTATCTCAACAGAGCGAGGCATTGCAGAATACAAGAATGGTTCCAAGTTCATTTCTGGATCCATACAGTCTCTTCGTGGACAGCGTGCAAAGATAATAGTTGTTGACGAGACTCCGGGCATTGATCAGGAAATGCTTGATGCTATCGTATCTCCTATCCGCAACTTCAGACGAGAGATATCCTTCAACAACGACTTCCCGGATTACACGTCGAAGATCGTCAATATAACTTCTGCCTGCGAGAAATCGAATACGTTCTACGATGAGTTTCTCCGTGTCGTACGTCAGATGGCAAAAGGCAACAGAGATGCGTTTGCCTGTGCGCTCGACTACAGAGCGGCTGCGGCAAACGGCATTACAGAGCTGTCCTTCTTCGAAGCTGAACGCGCAAGAATGCCAGACACAGTGTTCGACATGGAATACGGCAGCAAGTTTGTTGGAGCATTGTCCAACACTGCTTTCCCGTATGAGATCGTCGAGACGTGCCGCACACTTCGGAAGCCTGAACTTGATCAGCCGAAGAATACGAAATCAAGATACGTGCTCTCAGTTGACCTTGCGACATCAGATGCCAAAGGCTCAGATAACACCGTTATCTCTGTCATCAAGTTCACAGAACATCAGGATGGCAGCTATTCCAAGAAGCTTGTTTACATCCGAAGCTACAACGGGCAGAAGCTGGATTTCATTACGAACGAAATACGTGAGCTGTATCACGTACACTTCCCATCCGCAGAAAAAATCATATACGATGCACGCGGTCTCGGCGACAGCCTTGACCGCTTTTTTGATATGGAATATTACAGCCCGACGCTTGGAAAGGAGTTCCCTCCTCTCGTCGTTGACGATCAGCCGAATGTCAATCACGATGCGCTGCAGATACTTCACCCTGTTCGTGCAGTGAATTCGCTGAACCAGCGAATGTACACGAATCTTCGTGTAGCACTTGAACAGCGAAAGATTGAACTGCCTCTGAACAGCAAGATCGCATTTGCCAACGATGCCGACTCTGAGAAGAACAAGCTTACGATACCAGAGCGAGCGATCTTCTACGAGACAGACGCACTGCAGTTTGAGATGGGCAACGTCGTTGCAAAGGTGAGCACATCAGGCGTAACGGTATACGATACAGCACGCGGTCTTCATAAGGACCGGTACTCATCCCTCGCGATGGGCATTGATTATGTATGTGAGTTAGAGAAAGCTAACGTTAAGAGATTCAGAAAGGGCAAAGCTGTCATAGGCTTCGCCAGCGATCTGTAAGAAAGGCGGGATCTGCCTATGGCTAGATTCAGTTTAAGGAATCTGTTTGCAGGCAGACAGCCGAAAGCAGAATCCGTTGCACCACATGTTCCACATGCAGTTGGCGCCAGAGATATCGGAGAGGACATCAAGGCATATGATAATGCTTCCTTTACGTACTCCGGTGATCTTGCTGATGTGGACTTTGCCAGTATTCTCCGCGATAAGCAGGGAAACATAAATAATATCTATAGTCTGTCGGACTACTTCACCGATGCCAACCCAATCGTCCATGGCATCAATATGCATGTCTACGCACCGTTTATTAACGGTGATTATTTCCTTACATGCGATAACGAGAAGACGATTGAAATCTACGAAGAGCATTACAAGCAGATCCGTCTGCGCGAGCTGATCAGCGACATCGCTGTGCAGCTCACGAAGTATGCAAACGTGTTTGTTTACAAATGGAATGGCTATGCGATGACACTGCCTCCCAACAAATGCGTGATTGCAAACATCAGCATCGACGGTACGCCTGTTGTCGATTTCGACGTGCAGTCAATTCAGTACGAATTCAAGCAGCGCTTCTACTCCCTTCTGGAACAGAAAGGCATTGATGACGCTGTATTCGAAGACGTTCTTAATGGCTATCCGCCTGAAGTAGCGGAAGCCATTAAGAAAGGCACGCAGTACGCACGGCTTGATCCGAACAACACATTCGTGATTCAGGGTGACAAAGAAGGCTGGAAGAGATACGCGATCCCGTGGATTGTATCTGCCTTCCCTGCCCTGGCTAAGCGAGACGTCATCAGCAAATACGAAGACTCTCTTCTGAATGTCGGAGCAAGACCGTTTATCCATGCTACATACGGTGACAGTACAAAGAATCAGGACATTCTTCCTGACATCGAAGAGCTTCGTGCTCTTCGTCAGATCGTATCTTCTGCTATGAGCGGAAGACCTTTGGCTGTTACGAATCATCTCGTCAAGATCACCCCGATACAGTTTGATCTTGGCGATCTGTATAACAATCCACTTTACACCCAGGTTAACAATGATGTTCTCGCTGCAGGCGGCATCGCCGGCATTATCGTTAACGGCAATTCAGAAGAAGGTTCCACATTCGCATCTGCACAGGTATCCATGCAGGCAGCAGCATGCCGTATTGAGAACGCACGCAAAGAGATCGAAGACTTCATGCTGAAATTCAACAGAAGCCTTGCCGAGGATCTCCACGCTACACGCAGCAACAATCTGAAGTCGATACCTGAATTCCACTTCACGCCTCTCAGCATGAATGGACAGAAAGAGCTTCGTGAAGCGTGTGAGAAACTATGGACTATGGGCGTCGTATCCACGAAGACAATGATGAACGCTTATGGATACAGTATCAACAATGAAAAGATGCAGCGTGAAAAAGAGGCTGACGATGGTACTGATGAAGCACTCAAGCCTCGTGAGACCAAAGCAGCCACCCAGAATTCTACGACAGAATCAGATTCTACGAACCCTGTCGGAAGACCTAAGATGGATGACGAAGAAAGAAATTCAGACCCTGAGAACGCGATCCGAAGCAAGCAGGCTAAGGACGCAGAAGAAGGGACATTAGAATAAGGAGATAAAAATGAGATTCGAAGATACAAATAGTTTGATGGCTTATCTTATAGAGCGCGGATTTGAAGATACCGAACTCTTTGAGACGTATGAATTTGCACCTGCCTTTATCGGGCTGTCTGATCGCGGTGTAGCCGTGTACGACTATGAGGTCATGCTTGACGTACTTATGAATACAGGTGCATTCACAAAAGGTGATGCTATCGACTATGTTGAAAAGCTTCCTACCAACAACGATGATGATTGCTATGCCCCCATTATCATGTATGGCATAGATTATATCTGATTGCAGTTATGTGTCATGCGGCGTGCCTGACGCCGCCGCATGACACTATGCGCTCTCTTAACTCAATTGGCAGAGTAGCTGATTTGTAATCAGCAGGTTGCAGGTTCGATTCCTGCAGGGAGCTCCAGGCCTTCTGTGCATAACGGCCTCCTTCTAAAAGTGAGGATAAGGAAGTAAAGCAGTCCTCCCGCGGTCGCCTGCGACATAAGTGCTGCACAGCATGAAAGGGTCACCCATAAAGCAGGCAAAATGGTTAGCGGTTTAAAGTATTCCAAACAAAAATACTTTGTCTTTCTTATTCAGCTTATTGCTGGGCACACCAATTAGGTGTGCCATTTTTTGATATGTCGCGGCTTGTCCGCTTCATATAGATCGATTCGTATATGTTTAGCCCTCCCACCCTTTATGTATGCGAATGTTACAAGGGAGAAACTCATATGCAAAGTGAAAAAGTAATTGCATCTGCGGTCATCTCCGAACTGCAAAGTTCCGACATGTATTTGTCTATACGTGCACGCCTCTGCGATATCAAGAAGAACTTGAACGAGGCGCGGGTAACCGAAGCCTTTATCGATGAGATTGTGAACAATAAAGGCAAATATACTTGCATCCCGCTTTGTGCAGATGTTCGGGGCTTAATAAACGATAGAACCATTGGACACATGTATAACCGGGCAACCGGAGAATTCATGAGCGATATTATCGGCGGTTTATACGATTTTGAAAAAGAAGGCTCTGGCGACAGCAGTGCATTGATCATATCCATCAGGGTTATGAAACGCTACAAAGCAGTTTGCAGCGCGATTGCAAAGCTGTATGCCGAGGGCCGATTGAAGTTCAGTTTCGAAATAAGCTGCGGTGAATACAGCATGATCGACGGCGTAATGGTTATCGATGCCAGCCCTCTTAATTTCCTGGAGGGCGTAGCCGTTGTAACGTTCCCAGCCTGTGAAGATGCTGTCGCATTGGAACTCGTTGCTGAATGTTTGAGCAAAGGAGATGAGAACATGAATGCAGAAACCGAGGTTGTCGAAGTCGCTGAATCGGTTGAAGAGAATCCGGTAGTTGCCGAAGAGCAGCCAGCTCAGGCTGAAGCTGCTGCCGAGACTGCCGAAACAGAAACTGCTGAAGCAGAGAACGCCGAAGCTGAAGCGAATGCCGAACAGGCTGAAGCTGTCGCTGAGGAAGCTACTGCTGAAGAAGAAACTGCTTCTGTTATTACACATGTAAATGTGGAGCACACAGAAACAGTATGTACCTATGATACCGATACCGATACGGAGACATGCTCGTCTGTCACTCAGACAGACAGTGTTCGATACGTCGCGGAAGATGATTCCGAGGAAGAGACTCATGATGAGGAGCCTGAAGAGGAGCAGCATGATGAATGCAATTCCGAGGAAGAAGTAAATGCTGAGCATGTTCCAGAAGCAACCATAGCAGAACTTCTGAGTTCCATTAATGCTATGAAATCGGAACTTGCGTCGCTTAAAGAGAGCATTTCGCATCGTGAAGTGGCGGAAGCTGCCGAAGCTGAACCTGAAGTGAAAGAAGAAGAAAAGGAAGTCACCGCTGAACGCAAGTGGACTCTTGTAAATCCGTTTGTGTCCAACATGTCGATGCCTGGAAAGAAATTCACACTTCTCGAAAAAGCTGATCGGCGCTAATTAATTAAATATTTAGAGGTGAAAATCCCATGAGTTGTGGATATATGAATACCATGTACGGCAACATCTTTGAGGGTCAGTACCGCAACGGCGCAGCAGCGCCTGTTGGTAATGGCACCCTGATGGTGCTGGATCCAGCGACTATGAAGCTGAAGCTTCCTGCCGCTGATACTACTTCCAAGTTCCTCGTAACTGAGGTAACCACTATTTACGACGCTGTGCCTGCGATCAACGTAACAGTTGAGAAGCTGGCAGAGCGTTATTATTTTGTCGAAACCATGCAGGAGTATAACGATGCTACTGAGTACGATCTGACTGAGTACGCAGTACCGGTTGACGCTTTCGTTCGTGCGCATCCGCTGGAGGTTAACGACAAGTTCTACGTATCTACTGACGGCGCTACCTATGCTGCTGGGACTTCCTACGGTGTCTTGGCAACAGGCCGTCTTGGTTAATTTTTGCAGTGAGGTGAACACAGATGGAAAGAATTAATGTAACTCCTGACTGCAAACTTATCCGA